CACCTCTCGAATCTTGTTTTATGGCAACTGTTGATGCAGTACCAATAATAATCTCATCAACACCTTAAATTTTCTTTGCGGATGGATCAAGAGTAATAGAACCAGTACCAATAGTAAGAATACCAGTTACTCTTGCATTTCCTGTTACTACTAAATTTTCACCCCAAGTAGTAGCACTACCAACATGCATAGTAGTAGCAGTAGAAACACCACTAACATTAAAGTTGGTTGTTATTCCTTGATTAAGAGTTGCAATCCCTGTTATATTAATATTTCTGGATGTTTGTTCATCATATACTAAGTCACCAGTAACATTTAAATCGCCACTTAAAGTAAGATCAACACCAGTACATCCAGCAGCTAATTCATCTGCAGCACCACCAATTGCTGTACTTGCAATACCAACCCATTTTTTAGTAGATGCCTCATATATCAACATCGTTCCATTAGTAGTTGCTGATCCTACAACAACATCATCAAGGTCATATATTTTTCCAGCACCACCTCCACCAATGGAGTATAATTGTTGCTCAACTCTATTAACAAACAATCTATAGTTTGCTGCTAAGTCCTTTAATGTAGCAAACTTCTGATCTGTAGGTGTAAGAGGATCATCACCCTGTTTTTCTTCAGGGTCAGGCATTATAGGTCGATCATTTACGATCTCCATATCTTCTTTCAATATTTGCTGCTTACCTTTTATCTCTTCAACAATTTTATACAATTCAGCAATACTTGCAGATGTTTCTTTTTCCAATTTAGAAACATCTTTTTTCATATCCCTTCTTAATTCATGGATATGATCATCATAATATTTTACTTTAGGAAGATTTTCAATTTCTTCTCTCAACCCACCCAAATAGTTTTCAAAAACTTTATTAGACTCATGATTTTTTTCTTGAGTTTCTGCTATTTGCTTTTGAATATTTTGATTTAATTTATTATATTGACTAAGAATATTTTTCTTTAATTTTCTATCATCATCTTTATATCCATGATGAAGATCCCAAATTTTAATGGCAGTTTCTTTTAACTCCTCATAAATCTTATCTTTTGTTTCTTTGATAGTGTTCTGAACCTTATCAAATTCAACTTTGTTCTCAAAATCTTTTAAATCAAAGTTTTCAGAAATCTCTGCAACTTCTTGATCTATTCTATCCCTAATACCCTTTATATTATCACCTACTTTAACAAAATCATCATCAATCACACTAAAGGTTTTTCCAATCCATGAAAAATCAGGAACTTCATTTACCTCGTTTACCCACTTAGGAAACTGAGGAATAGAATCCCTGACTTGTTCTATTTTCTCATCTAAAGAAACTATATCATTATCATAATACTTAACTTCAGGTAATGATTCTTTTAAGGATACTAATTTACCTTCAAGTTGTTGTAATTGCTCATCATAATATTTTACCTCTGGAAGGTTTGCAATATGATGTTTTACATTTTCTATTTGATTATGAATTTCTTCTACTTCTTCATCATAATATTTTACTTCAGGAACTGTAGGAATATCCTCTTTAACTTGTTCAATATGTGTAGATAATTGTTCAAGTTCTTTATCATAATATTTTATCTCTGGAATGTCAGGAATACTTTCCCGAACATCATTTACCATCCGAACTAATTCGGACCATTCAGGTGCTTTTACAACATCAGTGACTTCTAAAAATGGATCACCATTTGCATCTTCAATAGTAATTGTATCTTCTTCTACTTCTTCTTCTACAAATTCTTCTACGGATGGAAGTTCTACCGTTTCTTCTTCTTTTAAAAATTCTTCGACTGATGGTAATTCACTTTCAGTGAAATCATCTAGTGACGGTAGTTTCTCCGACATGGTATTAGTAATTAATATACTTTGGGATTCCTCTCCCCTTAAGTTTATTTATCTTCTTGCTTTGCTCCATTTTTTAAGAGTTTTGCAAGTTCTGCTGTTGATCCAACAAAAAGAGCATTATTGACAGTAGATGGTCCTTTAGAAGAACTATCTTCATTAACATCTTTAACCTTTTTCTGAAGATCCATTAACTTATCAGTGGCATCAGAAACACTCTTAATCAATTGACCTGCTACTTCATACGCTCTTGGCATGTCACTCTCTTGAGCAAGTTCAAGAATTCCATCAATTGCTTCTTGTCCTTTTTCAATGATAGAATATAGATTGCCTCTTGTATATTCATAATCTCTTGTTATCTCATCTTTAGTAAATCTATCAGGTTTTTGTTCAGGAGTAATCCCTACTTTTTCATCTTCTACTACCTCTGGAGTAATATTGAAAGCATTATCTAATTGTTTCATGGTTATGTTAGACTTCCATCAAATCCGAAGTTATCTCCAACTTCAATTAGAGAATTCGTAGTAGAAGTAATAAGATTTATAGCCGTACCTGCAACATGGGCAGTTGGAAGAGTCTGATCTTGACCTCTCTTAACGAAGAGTTTATTACCATCTTTCTTATCAACATATATTGATTCAGAATTTAATATAACATAAGTATTTTCTGAAATACCAGAGGAATCATTTACTTCGATAAGAAGAGTATCAGCAGCAATATCTTCAGCTAAGTTTGTGGTTACATCATTATCATATGCCTTTGTAGCACGAGGAACAACCGAGTAAGTAACATCTCTGCTTGGAGTCTTGGTATATCCACCAGCAATGTATCCAATAGTTGCCTTCTTGATAAGATCCTTGTCTCCACTTGCTTTGGATCCAACAGGACCAAATAGGTATGTTTTTGCTGTAAATCTAAATGTATAAATTAATGATCTACGAGTTGTAAAATCTCCCTCATAATCATCTTCCATTGTAATATTTTCAATTATAACAGGTATATCTCTTTTCTCTCCAATAGTGCTTACAAGGTCAACACTTAAATTATATGCAGGTTGGAAATAAGGTAATATCTGCTCTACAATCTGAAGCATATCATCATTCAACTTCGTAAAAATACTAAGTTCAAAATCAAGATTATATGGTACAGGAAGATATGTTTTTGCTATAGTTTTCTTATCACCCTTAACACCTTTTAAGAAAGTTTGTGTAGTTGTAGATTTTCTTGCAGGATCATAACTAAGTCCATTCAGTTCAAAAGACATTCTTGGAAGACTGATTTGAACTGGTCTATTTAAATCAGGTACTTGCTCCAGTCTTGCTAAAAACTTCTGAGTAGGACCATATGCCAAGGGAACCTTGGTTGTACTAACTACAGAACCATCACTATTGTCGTGCTGTATATTAACATTATTAAAAATAGAACCAAAGGATATAATGGTCCTCCTCATTATTTCGTGATAAAAATATTCAAACATTGTTACAATCCTAGTGTATTATTTAGGGCATCCCAAATGGGTTAGTCTCTGTAAAGTCTATAATATCATCTGCTTCACTTTCAATTGAAGTATTTTCAGCAAATCCATCATCTGTATTAGACTCAGAAACCTTCTGATATTCATATTCAGCACCAGATGTGCCACCTGTAATAACCTCACCATCATTAAATGCTCCACTAATAATAGAAATCTTAAGTTCCATAGTAGAAGCATCCCAAGATTTAACCCTACCAGTAGAACTACTTGCAGCACCAGTTACTACTTCATTAAAGACATAGTTACCAGAACCACCCATGTAAGGTGCAGTAACTGTAATGGTTGGAGGGGTAGTATATCCAGAACCAGCATCAGTAATACCAATTTGAGTAACAATACCTACACTATTGATGTATGCTAAGGCAGATGCTGTTGTACCCCCTTCAGGTGCTGCTGTAAAGGATATTAATGGGACTGTAGAGTATCCAGTACCTCCAGAGGTAATTGTTACTATTCCAATAGATCCATCAGATACAGTGGCAGTAGCAGCAAATCCTGCACCTCCACCACCAACTGTATAGATCTCTGGTTCTTGACCTATAGTATATCCATAACCTGGATTGATAAGATCTACTCTACGTATCCTATAAGATGTCTCTCCATCATAATCCACTATATCATCTCTCATAGATGCTATACCTACAGCAGTTAATCCTGCAGAAGGAGCAGATGAAATGGCAACTCTTGGAAGACTGGTGTAACTATTTCCTGTATTATTAATAGTAACACTGGATAATGCACCATTTACAATACCAGTTGTAAGAACTGCTGTAGTTCCTGAAGACACTAGAGTAAGTGTTTCAATGTAACCTGCCTTCTCTAGGTTATCATCAATATCACCCACTCCTGTATCAACAACAGCATCCTCATATCTGTAAAGCTCACATCTAAGTTCATAAACATATCTCTCTTTTAACTGATAAAATGGTTTCTCATGTTCTACAAATTTAATTTCAAACAACCTATCTCCAAGAGGGAAATAGATTAAATCTCCTTCCTTAGGTCTAGTTGCTAATTCTATATTTGGTATATTCTTAATAAGTGGCGTAATATAATTCTCAAACCTATCTCTTGATATTACAAGAGTTAAATCATCTAGTGCCTGAACACCAAACTTTGATAGGAGAGAACCTTGTCCCTCATAACCATCAAAGGTATCTACATATGCCTCTAGTGGAATTGCTTCCTCGAACTTAGATTCAATGACTTCCTGTATTACAGTAGTCTTAGTAATATATCTTCTAGGAATGTAATACACCTCCACCCCATACATCTTAATCTGTTCATTGATTAAGCTTTGGACTAGATTCTGTTCTGTAGAAGACCCTTGCAGGAAATAAGGATTTAATGCCATTAGCCTATCATATCAAGAGGTGGTATTTCATAAGTATTAGACATCATTTCTCTAATTCTTTCTAATTCCTTTTCTGCTTGTTCATACATTTCTATTCCATTTAATTCTATTCCACCAGGCAATTTAACTCCTTGGAACTTAGACATATTTTGTCCCCACTGCCTCTTAATAAGAGCAGTAGTATATGGTTTTAAGAATGAATCATTCCATACTCTAGGATAAGTTGATGGATCTAATAAAGTAAAGCAATCTATTACTAGATAATCATCAACTGATAAACTACCAAAATCAATATCCAAATATAACCTATCCTGTCTCTTATTAAATCTAATCTGTTTCTCTGTAGTTAATAAGAAATTAATATCTTCTAGATATGTCTTTACCATTGCATAAGAAAGAAGTTCAGTAGCACCCCAATAATAAATGTCATTCAAGAATAACTGATACTTCACACTGAACATATTGTTAGTGATAGTATTGCTTCCATCAAAATGGAATATCTTAGTAACTCCTATAACTTCTGGTGGTATTGGAAGGTAATTACTATTTTCAGTATAACTGAATTGAGTACTAACCCCAACTGTTGTATCTACTGTAGTAGTGGTTATACCTGCTCCACCAGTTGCTCTTCCCCTATCTTTATCTTCTTGTGTTATCACATATTTCCTATAACTTTGATATACACCATCAAAATGTCTTTCTTGAAAGAACTGAACAGCATCATCTATAATATCCTCTATTTGCTCGTCTGCAACATTAATTTCGAGCACAGGAGCACCTAACTGCCTCTTACAGTAATCTATTAATTCCCCACGTGTGCTTGGTTGCGCCATTTATCTACTTTACTAGTATAAGATTATTTAGGAAGGAGCAGAAGAGATACCTGCTATAACTAACACATCTCCTGATACTATTCTATAAACTGATGAACCTGAACCAATTAAAACATCATATACATATCTACCTTCTGATAAAGTTCTAGTAGCAGTAGAACCTAATGATAACCTAAACTCTCCACCTTTAGCACTAGTAAAACCAACTTCAAAGGTTTTTATTGCATGTTGAGATGAACCTATTGCCACACTCTTAGCAAGTTGAGCAGAACCACTATATCCAGTAAAATCAAAAGCAGTTCCAGAAGTACCAACTACAGTATAGTCAGCATCCAGATCTGCTCCAGTGTTGATAGTAAGATTGACACCATAAGCAACACCTGAACTGGGGTCAAAAGTAAGAGTGTTTTTAGCCATTAGATAGTGCTCTTAGTAAAGTTTTGATTTCATTAATATCATCCTTTAAAGATTTCAAATCATTCTCCATATTATCTATTCTTTCAGTACCTTTCTTTCTTTTAGAACGAAGTGAAAGATAATTATTATATTCAGATGAGTTTGTATTCAAAATGGCATTACTACTTT